AAGGTCGTGGACTTAAGGCATCCGATTTTCGCATTGCAAGCCTCTGTTTTCGCTGCCATGCGGAAGCCGATACATCTAGCACACTTACAAAAGTCGCAAGGATTGAGATGTGGGAACAGGCGCACCGAGCAACCATTGGTGAACTTTTTGAACGGGGATATATTGGGGTGATGAAATGAAAAACAAACAAAATACTTTTGATTTTGGGTATTTTGTAGATGAGCCACCAAAAGTATTAGAAATATCTTTGCATGATGCAAAAGCATTTATTGAAACATGGCACTACAGCAAAATTGTTCCAGCCGGTCAAAATATATTTTTTGGGTGGTTTTTAGAAAATGATTTGTATGCAGTTGCCAACTATGGAATTGGGGTTAATACTTATCAATCTAAATTTTTATCAAAAATTACTAATTTTGAAATTACTGATGATAATTTAGTTGAACTTAAAAGATTATGTAGAAAAGAACCAAGAAATGATAATTTTCCACTAACTAAATTTTTAAGCATTTGTCATAAAAAATTAAAAAAAATGCAATATAAATTTGTTGTTTCTTTTAGTGATCCTGAACATAAACATAATGGTGGAATTTATAAAGCATCAAACTTTATGCACTTAGGTGTTACAAGACCAGAAGTTCATTTTATTGACAAATATGGTGGTTTTATTCATCGTAGAATACCAAGACATCATCAACTTAAAACAGGTTTATCTTTTAAAGAATCTGTCAAAACTTTAGGTCTGACAGCAAATGTTACCAAACCTAAAGATAGGTGGTTAATTAAGATTTAAAGCTCAAGAGGGTCAAACCCTAAAGACTCTGCCACTAACTTAGCCCTGTATCTAAAAGTCTTATCGTGCTTTGTCCAGGCACAAGTAGAAGTGTTCCACCTACTAGCGTGGATGGCTTCATGTGCCATTGTACGGATACAGGTTTCTATAAAGCCATTTCTAGCTGCTGATATTGTAATGATGTGTTCATACTTGTCTGCACCATCATCGTACAAGTAAGTTCCCATTGTGTCTGGGTCGTAATCCACAATAAACTTTATCTGCTCTGCAAGAGGCATATCCCATTTATCGAAAGGCTCACACACCACAAGCATATTGTAGATATTCTTTAGGATAGTGGAGGTTAACTTCATACTTTTAGTAACTGACCCCGAAAGTAAATTAAACCCTCATCCTCATTAATAACTTCTGCAAGTTCAGGAGGCATGAGTTTGCCATTGATAAAGGTCAATACTGCAAAACCAGCCCGCCAGTTAACAGGATTATTTTCTGTGTAGGCAAACTGGTTATCTTTAATACAAGCCATAGTTCCTGTATCTACACCATATCGTGTGCCGGTGTAGTCAGTCCAAGGTGTTATCTTGAGAGAATGTAGATGCCCTGAAACGAAACTTGTACCTGATTTCATTGTATTGTTGTAGACCGCATGGATGCCGTTGTGCCATCTGTGTTTAATCATACAGGTCTGATTGACCATGATTGACCAGTACCACTTCCAATGCGGAGTGTGATCTGCAATATCAAAACCTTTGATGCCCTCGTACTGTGGCAGGATGTTGGATAGTTTGCCTGAGAATCGTAAGTCGTGATTACCAATCGTAATCATTAACTTACAACCTGCTGGTCTTACTTTTTCAATATCCCCAAGTCTTTCTTGTATCTCGTCTAGTTCTTCTTTGACTGTAGGAGTTTTCTGCCAACCGATGCGATGATGTGCTGAGATACTAGCAAAGTCAGCTATATCCCCATTGAGAATCACAATCTTTGGTTTCAGATACTTTACAAACTGAACAAATCCTCTGTGGGCTGTCGTAGTGTACTCTGGGTTATAGTGGCAATCCGATCCGACTAAGATTACACCATTGTCAATTGTGATATTAGCTTGTGTTTGCTCATCAGGAATATAAATCTTAGGCATCCCACTTGGAGTCAAAGCATCTAAAATAATGTCATATTGATGCTCTATAGTTCTGCGTCTTTTTAAGGTATTGCGTACACTAATACCGATAGCTTGACTAACTTTTTCGGGGGATTGATGTTCTTTCCAAAAGGCTATAAATTCTTCATCTGTGCAGGAGGCTTTAGCCATAAATATCCCAAAGTAGTTAACATATTGAAATAATACAGAAAATTTGTATACAATTATACAATTCATTAAACACAGGAATGTGAATGACATTAGATGAACGCTTAAAAAACTGGGCTTGGTATGTCTCTGGATCAGTTATTCCACAGCCAGACTCTACTTGTCGATCATTTGAAAAGAACTACATTCCCGAACTCGGCAACCTTTACGCACCAGAAGAACCGCACTACGAACCCGACAACCAAGATGGAGAGCTAATAGAACAAGCAGTTAAGGGTTTACCCTTAGAACTCAGAAAGATGCTAAAGGCTCGCTATATAAGCCATCCATACGCTAGTCAGAATCAACTAGCCCATCACTTAAGAATATCTACAAAACGATTCGAGACAGACCTACACAATGCCAAAAAGCGACTCCAAGACCAACTCGACAAGAAAGCCAAATCTAAAGACTATGCGGATCTGCTCAAGGTGTCAGGAGAGAAAGACAACCGAGAATGGGATTTTCGAGATATACAATCATGGAATTAACGAAAGGTTTGTCTGTCTACAATGCAAAAACCGCCAATCGTAATTTGCTCTAAAAACCAAAAGTGTTTACCAGTTCTACTTAAATCTGTAGAACTCTATGTGCCAGAAGATGTGGAAATCTACATTTGCGGATCAGATTACAAATTACCAAAGCATAAAACTAGGAATTTTGAGCATACTTACGATAAAGGTGGCAAGGCATGGAACTTTATTACTAATAAGGCTTTTGAGGACTATGCAGAGGCTGTAGCATGTGCCGATGATGTAGTCTTGAACCCATCATCCTACCAAGACCTAATCGCTGATGTAGAGCTTATAAAACAGGTTGATGACAAGATTGGCTCTGTCGCAGCAAGAACAAATTATGCCAAGGGTCTACAAAACATTCGTTATGGGCAAGGAAACCTAGTAGGGCTGAATTACGAAGGCGAGAATCAAATTATCCAAACGGACTATATTGCAGGAATATTCAACTGGGTCTCTAAACATACTTGGGAGGACTGTGCGCCAATTGATTGGTACTCCGATGACATTTGGTGCATGAACCAAATTGCTAAAGGACACAATCTCTACATTGCTAGAGCATACATTCACCATGTTGGAAGCCAAACTTACGGAACAAACTACAAACAATGTAGCGATGAGTCAAAAGATTGGTTAAAAGAAAATAGACCAGATTTGTATAAAAGATGGTTTAATGCTTGAAAATGTTGTATAATTTTCTTGGGTAATTGCACCCAGAATTTAGTGATTCTTCTTTATAGCCCTAGCAATAGGGCTTTTTTTCGGGTGAAATATGAAAGAAAAAGGTATGTCGATAATGATTGGACTCCTTGGCAAAGAGCCTAAGATGGCTGAGAAGTCCGAGGGCGGTCTACTAGAGTCGGATACCGAGTCTTGCCCACTCTCTACAGTTGATGCCGATATTAATAAAGGCAACAAGAAAAAGGCTATCTTGACCGCCAACTATGGTGCACGTAAGGATGGCGAAGGTAAGTGCAAAGCCTGCGAATACTATATGCAAGGCGAAGAAATGACTAAGTGCGGAGTTGGTAAAGGCATGGGTCATTGTGCTATATTCGACTTTGTATGTGCCGATGAGAATGGCTGTCAGGCTTGGGAAGCTGTCGGTGAGGAAGAAGAATACGAGGAGGAAGAATGAAACAGGGTCTCTACAGTAATATCGCAGCAAAGAGAAAACGGATAAAAGAAGGATCAGGCGAGAAGATGAATAAGCCTGGTAGCAAAGCAGCACCTTCCGCAGCAGACTTTAAACAAGCTGCTAAGACCGCTAAACCTTACAAAAAGAAATCTTGAGATTAGGGATAATAATCCCCTACCGAGACAGAGAGGAGCATCTAAAAAAGATGCTACCTCATACAGTCTCATTCTTTCGTAGAAATACCGACATAGAACCATTGTTTGTTTTAGCAGAACAAGACGATGATCTACCTTTTAACCGAGGCGCAATAGTCAATCATGCTTACGCAGCTTGTGCAGGCATGATCGATTATGTGTGTTTTCACGATGTAGACTATATGCCAATGTGGGCAGACTACAGCGAACCTAACCTACCAAGCCGAATAGTCTGGTATGGCATGGATAAACGACCAGTAGGGCATGGCACAGACAGAGCAGTATGCGCGCAACGCTACGGATTAGCAGCAGTTGCAGTCATGCGTAAGTGGCATTTTGAAGCCTGTAACGGATACTCCAATACTTATTGGGGATGGGGTTACGAGGACACAGACCTCGCTAAGAGGCTCGAATCAGTCGGGATACCCCTAGGGTACAAGGATGGTACTTTTATCGCCCTAGACCACGATTCTAACGGCTACGATGCCAACGGAGAGTCCGAGGCAAGCAAGGCAAACGCAGAACGATTTAAGCATAGGGTTTACCCTGATATGGTAGATGGACTTAGTACACTAGGTGCTACTGTCGTTTCTATACAACAGCATATCGCAAGAGGCATGGCAGACGGAGAACAAGCACCTTTATTGTGGTGCAAATATAACCTAGAGGATCTCTATGAACAAAGCACAGAAAAAAATCGGTAAAGTAATGGGCGAGTACAAAGAAGGAAAGCTACATTCTGGCAAGGGCGGTAAGGTCGTTAAGAACCCCAAACAGGCTATGGCGATTGCTATGTCGGAAGCCGGTAAGTCAATGCGAGTCAAGAAGTGAAAATCCGAGAGGCTGCCGGAGTATTAGAAAGAATCGGTGTAGCAGGATTTAATAAACCTAAAAGAACTCCAAATCACCCAACTAAAAGCCATGTAGTCGTGGCAAAAGAAGGCGATAAGGTAAAGACCATCCGATTTGGTCAGCAAGGAATGACAGGTAGCCCACCAAGAGAAGGTGAGTCGCAAGCTGACAAGGCAAGAAGAAAGTCATTTAAGGCAAGACACGCTAAGAACATAGCCAAGGGCAAAATGAGTGCAGCGTTCTGGGCTGACAAAGTTAAATGGTAAATCTGTTGTAGAATAACAACATCATCAACCATCAACCCCTAGGGAATGGAATGGAAAACTCTACAGAAAACAATAATCTACAAGTTGAGCCAACTAATAAAGGTGGCGCACCTACAGGCAACCAGAATGGTAAGAAGGGAAAGCTCTTTTACGATGCATTAAGAGTAGCCCTAGTGCAAGAGGATCGTAAGAAACTCAGGAACATTACCGAGAAGTTAGTCAAATCAGCAGAAGCCGGAGAACCTTGGGCAATCAAGGAAGTCATGGATAGGATAGATGGTAAGCCTGTTAACACTACCGAACTAAGCAATGCAGAAGGTGGCATCTTTAAGATGGTGGTCGCTTGGGAGAAGTAGAGTACGCAGACGATGAGGTAAAACGAGTCGTTATCCCTTATAAGCCAAGAGAACCTCAGTTACAGATCCATGAGGCGATGGAGAA